GCCGATAATGTAACCATGTTCTACAAAAGAATGATTGAAGTCATTGTGAGAGTTAGAAATATATCCAAACGCAGCAAGGTTACCTTGAGGAGTTACAGAAGTAGTCGCAGAAGTCTGCTGAACTGGATTTATGTTGACAGGAGTAGAACAACCTCCGAGATACTCAGGTCTCTGTAAACGTGCATCAGGCGAAATTACTCCGAAGTGAGAACGAAGAATTTCAGTGTAACGAGTACCACCACGAGCGTCACGTTCTAATAAACGCTGAATTTGGAAAGCAGAACGTAAGTCATTTACATTTACAGAACTTTGAGTGGTTGAAGTTAATTGTAAGTAACTTGCAAGATTGTTAATAGCATCTTGACTTAAAGCTAAACTACCACCAGAAGTAGAGGCATTAGCAAAATTTGTATAAGATGTAGAAAGTTGTGGAATAACATATTGAGCAGTAGATGTAGGACCAGTATTCTCATATTGAACTAAAGACTTAACACCAGTAACATCAGTAAGAGCACGAGAAGTACCAAGACCAAGGACAGAAGATTTAGTAAATGGTAAATTTGGAGAAAGTGAAGAAACATCTTTAGCACTAATTTCACCGGCTAGAGGAACTGTCACGGCAGAACCTTTCTGAGGCCAAGGAAGACAAGATGTGAAATAGTCGTGTCTCTTACCACGCTTTAATAGCTGATAGTTAGATACTTTGTCACTATCTCCATGTTCAACGATTACGCTATCTTGTAGGTTTTCGTCTCTGTACCATTCATTCCAGATTAAATTATAAGCTCTTAAAGGCAAAGAGTTTACAGACAAATTAGCAACTCCAGTTGGAAGGCCAAGATAATCAAAAATAGACTGAACTCCAAAACCACCAGAAGGACTTGTGACAGTTGGAACTAAGTAGTCTGTGCTATCTGAAGGGTCTCTTTGCTCACCGTTAAAATTTGTCCAATGGTCCCATAAAAGACGATTAGGAACGAAAAAGAATTGCATATCAAGGAACATATTGTCCATGACAGGCACAATAGGAGTAGAAAGACGAGCTAATACAGAAGTCTTTAACTTAAAAGTATCACCAGGTAGAACTTCATCACAGAAAAAAGGAATTAGATATCCCTCATTAAATGTAGTCTTATAGCCAAAAGAGCGGTCGAAAGATGAACGCTGAATATTTGTCTTAGGTATCATGCTGAATGCATGTTTCATTACAGATTTCATATACGTATAATTCCTATATGTATTTTCTAAAAAACTTCAAGAATAACCTCGCAAAGTAGCATTCTTAAGCGAGGTGTCGTTCCGCACATATATAACAAGTAATGTATGTGCGGTTAGCTCTCAACTGGAGAGCTAGATTCAGTAACAACTGGTTGCTTTTCAGAAGCAGATGTCTTGTCAGCGTTAGAAAGATTATTTTGCTCCAATAACTGTTGACGCTGACGCTTAAACTCCAAGTAAGAGTCTTTATTCCAAACACCAAGCTCACCTAGTTCATCAATGCGAGAAGGGTCAGATATAGCGCCAATAAAAGTATTGAGATCATCGCCAAACTTACGACGTACATCAGACGGTAAATTAGAGAACTGGTCGTTGAGGAAAGCGATTTTATTCTGGGCAGTTTGGAAATCGTCAAGGTTAGAAAAATCACCATAAGTGCCTTGATCTTGTGGCATAAGTTGAGAAGGCTCAACTCCAAGGGCTTGAGCTTGGACGGAGAATTTAGCCAAGATATTGTTAATGTCACAGCTTTCTTTAAATTCTTGCTGAGTGAGTGAAGGCTTAGAGCTATCTGCGACAGGACTTTTTGGAACTTTATAGCGAGTATAGATTTCAAACATTTAAACACCATGAAAAACAAAACCATCGAAAACAAAATAACAATTAGATGAAGGAGAAAAATAAAGACCTTCACAAGGGACATCAGGATCTAAAGAAATCCTGAAAATCCGACATAATATGAGATCACTCGGTAAGCTGTTCACGAGACTTAAACCACTGTGAAGATGCAAAGTCAGAAAGTAATTCATCAATACCACGAGAAATGTCAGTATCAAAAACTTTAATAACTCCAGTATCAAGAACTTCGCCTAAAACAATTGCTTTATAAGCATTAGGAACAAGAAGAACAGGATCTTCAAGAGTACCAGCTTTCTGTGAGCGAATATTAGAAGAACCATAAAAAAGAGTGAGTTCATTCCAAAGCTGAGAAAGTGAAGTAGAAGCAATAAAAGATTTAACTAAAACATCGTTAGCAACATCTTTAACAACAACAATAAAATTAGACTTATAGTTATCGGAAAAATCAATAGAAGATGACATAAAAAACCTCATAATAAAAAGAAAAATATAGAGAAAAATTTAACTCTATATTGGCAATGATACACAAATTTTAAAAAAAGTCAACAAATATTTTAAATTAATTTACAATTTATTTCTTGACAATGTGTTAGTTTTATCTTCAATAATCTTTTTGAGAACATCAGCACGGTCTAATTTTAGAAAACGCCTGTGAGGCTCAAAAGGATTGCGAAAATCAAAATCAGTATCGAAATCTCCTCTATATCTAGCATCTAAAAGATCGTGAATAGTACAATCTTGTATGAACTTTTGTTGATCTTCAGAAAATTTAGACTTGTAATATCTGGGCAAAGCTATCTTATGTCCTTGACTATCGACACAAAAACGTTGATTGAGATATTGACCTGAGTTTTGATTAAAATTATCTAAACCAATTCCTTTTGACATAGTCAAGTAAGGCGGTACTAAGTCATGATCAAGATACCATTGAGTGCTTAGTTCTTGCTTCTTATCAGTATATCGAGCTACATAAGCAGCGCAAGCTGGCTCAAATAAACCAATATCAGTGATGCCAAAAGGCCAAAGACGATTAAGAGAGTCAGAACAATAACGCATGTGACCACTCGAAGAAAATAAATTGAACCTTTGGTCGTCAAAAACAAACCCAAAAAGTATAATGTGGTGGTGAGGACGAAAAGTAAGACTACCGTACTCACCACAATGGAAGTATTTAATGCCAGAACCATATTTTTTACGCAACCTTTTCATAAATAAAACAAAATCTTCTTTAATAAGAGAAGGCGATTTAAGATGGTCATCGTCATAAGTAAGAGTGACGAAACTTGAAAAAGAATATTTTAAGCTTTCATGCCAACATCTAAGCGCCCACATCTTGGCATGTTCGAGCCTGCATTCTATACATTTTCCGCAAGGCACCTGAATGCGGTTATCAACATCAAGTGCCTTAGTTGGATTGAAAACTATAGTACGTTTTCCATTTTCAGTAAGTTCAGCACTCCACCAACCGGTAAGCGGAGATACGCACATCTAAATTCTAAAACCACCACGAGTTAAAGCAGGCGCATAATTGATAGACTTAGAAAGACTATGCTTGCTGAAGTTACGGCGAGATGCCTTACGGCTAATTTTTTTTCGTTTCATTTTTAATCTCCTTGATAGCAGAAACAACCAACTTTTTAATGAACCAAAGTAACATAAAAGGTCCACTAGAAAGAATAAATAAAAGAAAGATAGAATAATCATTCATTTTCGTAAATAACCTCTTGTTGCTTGATTAGTAGACTTTGCAGAATTGAGACTATCAAACCAAGATTTTATACCATTAACGATAGACGAACCATAGCCTTTAAGAGCTTGGTCACTAACATATTTACCAACACCTAAAGAACCAAGAAGGGCACCAGCGGTACGAGTAAGAGAATGAGGACCGTAAAGACCTATTTGCGAAGCATTAACATCAGCTTGCTTAGCAAGAGCACTATTCAAAGAATTTTGATAAGCAAGAGAGTTACCTTGCAGATTCATAAAGTTAATATGAGCGTTAGCCTCTTGGGACTTAGCAAGATTTAATTTTTCCTGAGCTGATAAATTTTTATTCTGATAAGCATAATTAGCAACCTGTGCATTCTGAAGAGCAGTATTACTTTCAGTTTGCTTAGATTGTGTAACAGCATTCATAAGGTTAGTATCAGCATTTTTAGAAGCAATATTTAACTCTTTATCCTTAAGCTGAGCTTGAAGTAAATCGCCAAATACTTGAAGTCCAACCTGTAAAGCCTGTGCCTTAGCTTGTTGACGAGCGGTTACACTAGCACTAGCAGAATTAGACTGAATTACAGGAGTAGAAGTAGCCGAAGCACCATTTCCACCAGTAGCAGAAAGAATAGGGTTAAGACCGGCCTGACGCAAATCGGCTAACTCACGCTGATGTGCTGTGTTAGACATATATTCGTCGTGAGCCCATTGAGCCTTAGTCATATTAACATCGTACATCATATCGTTAAAAGAGCGACCATGATTTTTACCGGAAAACATACCAGAACCAGCCATGGAGCCAAGAGCCTGTATAGCAGAACCAGCAACAGTAGACCAAAAATAAGGACGCTTCGCATTCTGAACTTGAAAATCTAATGAAGTAAAACGCATAAGTAACTCCTATTAGAAGTGATCGATTAAGCCAGGTACGCCGTAAAGTGGCATAGGGCGAATGCACTTAAGGTCGAAGTAGAAATCACCAATAAAGTGAGGTTCAGTTTGAACAGCAACAACTCTAGAAATCGGTGGATTTTCCTCGATGAAATCAGAATTTAACTTAGGCAAAGTAGTGAACTTCTGAGATAAGTGCCAAACGTCTAAAGTCTGAGGGTCAGAACTTCTAAGCTTGCCAGTAATGAGAGAAGGCTTGTAGCGATACTCTGCATATCTTTCTTGATAGCCAAAAACTTGATCATCTTGAGCGTTGCCTTGAGCAAAAATTTCTTTATTCAAGACGGCTTGCTCGCCTAAGTGAGCTAATGCCGGCCAATAGAAGTCAAAACGAGACTGTCGAGACCACATACGATTGATGCCTTGCTGATAGGTAAGGTCAGCACGAACAGACATAAGGCCGATAATGTAACCATGTTCTACAAAAGAATGATTGAAGTCATTGTGAGAGTTA